TACCTTAAAAGTTAAACTGAAGGAAACAAATAAATGGCAATCAATTTTCCAAATAGTCCGGCAAATGGTGATACACATACCGCAGCAGGAACTACATATGTTTATGACGCAACAAATGGTGTCTGGAAAAGACAAGGTTCTTCTACTGATATAATGACGTTAACACCATTATCAGCAGCGCCAGCAAGTCCAACTGTAGGAATGATTTGTGTTGCAGACAAAACAAATTGGGATCCGCTTTCATCAGGAGGTTCTAGACCATATGTTGTATTTTACGATGGCGTAATTTGGACAAACTTATCATCAGTGGCTTAATGGAGAAATAAATGGCAGATAGTAACTTAATGCAACTGCAAGTGGTTTATTGGATCTGACTCGTTCTGCAAAGGGTATAGGCTTATCTGAAGACGCCGATATCGAAAATGCAGTCAACACCAGAGCAAATACTCTCGTTTCAACTGCAACTACCGATGATATAATAAAAATATCATCAGCACTCAAACAATTAAGAAATCCAACAAATGTCACAGTAACAAATATTACTTCTGTTACTGGCGATCTGATTCCCGATTCAGATGAAGCATATGATTTAGGCAGTCCGGCAAACAAGTTTCGTGATTTATACATCAGTGGAAATACGATGTATCTGGGAAGTACACAAATTTCTGTAGATAACGATGGAAATATCAATTTACCTACAGGTACTAAAGTTGGCACAGATACAATTCCATCAACTATAGATGATTTATCAAATGTTGACACAAATGTACAACCAGAGACATTAGAAATTCAAGTTGCAGACCCAACTGCAGGACATGGAGCTGCATGGCAATGGACTTGGACACAATCCGCACTACCATATGCAAGAATAGCAATCACCAATCAAACTCAAACAAGTGTTCCATTATACATGCAAGGTACATATCAAATCAATAACTTTGCAAATACTCAGTATGGGCCAATGACACAGGCACATGCGTTTAAGTTAAAATGGATTGAGGGCGCTGGAGATGATAATTTAGTTTCTTGGGTAACTTATTCGACAATCGACCATTCTCATCCAGACATTAATAGCGGCAACACAACTAGTGTTCAAAGGCTTGCTGTTTCTGTTCCATCATCTATTACATTACCAACACTGACTGCACCATCGATTTCTTATACAGTAACAGCAGTAACTGGTGCATATGTGTTTAGTGGAACTGCAAGTGCAAGTGGTAATAATATAGAGATTGGCCCATTTTATCGTGGTGGCACATATACTGTGAATATTAATGCTGTAGGACATCCATTCTACTTTACTACTGACAATGGTACTGGATTTGTTGCAGGAGATTATGTCGGAGAATGGACAAGTGGTGTTACAAATTCTAGAACGGATAATGGCACAATCACATTTACAGTTCCTTCAAATGCACCAGATGTTTTATATTATCAATGTGGGAATCACTCAGTCATGAGAGGAACCATTCGTGTAAAAGACTTGGAAGTTGAACAAAACGAAAACGGAAATTACATCATTTATGGACAACATTCGCAAGAAAAACATGTTCAAAAAATGGAAATTCGTCCTATTCCAACTCTCACATCACAAATGTGTTTAGTTTATGATGCAACAACTTCTAAGTTTGTACCACAGGACTTATCGACATATGTAGAAAACACTCCAGCATTTAAAAACAAGATTAAAGAAGTTGCTGGTACTGCAACATTGGTTGCACCAGATGGAACATCATTGGTCGCATCTGTAGAAATTTATTCACTAGAATCATATCTACCCCTTGTTGGAAATACCAATGGTGATATTGCATTTGCACAAGATACAAGTAAGTTGTATATTTGGGATGGTTCTGAATGGATTACTGCAGTCGCAGACGGTAGTGCAACTGGTTCTGGTGGTGCAGGGGTTACAACATATGCACTTTTATCGGATTTACCAACAACAAGTAACACACAAGGTGATCTTGGATTTGTTACCGCAACCAAAGCACTTTATGTGTGGGATGGAACCTCTTGGGTAAATTCTAATGCAAATACTACATTTTATATGTTACGAGCAGGAAGCTTTGTTGCACCTTTAACTGGAACAAAAACATTTAATCCAGATAGAACTGTTTCACTACAAACATTAACTGCAACTATAGAACAGTCAGTGAACGCTGCAGTAATTTTCTCAATTAATAAAAACGGAAGTGAATTGCAACAATTTACAATTCCAACTGGACAAAATACAGTTACAGCAAATTTCACAACAAATTCAATTTTAACTACAGATACATTAACCTTAGATGTAGATAGTGGTTCGGGAGAAAATTTAACTGTAAAAGTTGATTATGTATAGTACATTATAGAAAAAGGAAATATTATGAAAATTGAAAAATTTAATCCCGATTTGGTTAAAGATGCCTTCGTGGGAAACATTCCAGAAATCAAAGAAAAACCATCTGCAGTACATGCGAATATCAGGCGGTTTTCTTGTGGATATGCATGGTTATTAGAAATAGATTTTCCATATTCGGACATAGTTAAAGAAAAATGGTCAGAGGATATGAAATCTGTTTACTATTCCGAAATAGACATACAACTTAAAAATAAAGGCGGATACAATGTTTCGTATTTAAATGAAGAATTTCAAAAATTTATAACAAAAAAATATAATGAAGTATTACCACAATTTATATCGTGTTATGAAAAAAATGGCATTCCAGAAGACGAATCTCAGGGAATTATAGATTTCGAGTGGATTCCAGAGATATATCTATATCTGCAATATGGTAAAAGAAGTTATAACACATGGCATCTCCACCAACAAAAAGGCCATGCGGTCACATCAACATTTTATTTAAATGTTCCCAAAGAAGGCGGAACTATAGATTTTAGTTTAAGTGATGGAATTACATCTATAAAACCAAAAGAAAATAAACTTTATGTTTTTCCTTCTTGGCAACTACACATGCCGACAGCGCAAAAAGACGAGGAAATTAGATTCTGCATTAATGCAGATTTCTATACACCAAAAAGGCCATATATCAGATACGATGGTGGGTTTTGGTAATACTATTTTAGAAAATTATAAATAATAGAAAATACTAAAAATACTACAAGGAGAGAACAATGGCAGTAACAATTAACGCAGGCACTCTTAGTACTAACTGCAAATATTTATCATATGGTGCATCAACCGCTGCAGCCGATGCAAAGACATTTCTTATCGATATAACAGAAACATTAATCACAATGGGATGGTCAAGATTTGATAATGCTGGAGCTGGATTGGTTCTTGGGACTGATGATGCATGTACAAGAATAATTAGAAGAGAAACAACAGATTTTGCGACATCTGGGAATTATCAATACCTTGGTATTACAATTTCGCAAGGTGGGGTCGCAAATTCGGGCGGAAATTATAGACTTCAATTTACATATGCAGCGGATTGGACAGACCCTGCAGCTGCAACTGCATATGCTAACCCCATTAGATTACCACACGGCACTGAAAGTGATTGGTGGAAAAATGATGCTGCGGGCCCATATGTAGATACAATGATTGGATATTCCGCTGCTGGAACAATTTGGTTATTTAATAGTCCTTACGCAACAACATTTGTATTTACAAACGCTGCACAGGTTAATGATGGTTCTAATGTTTTCTTCTTTGGTGAATATAACAAGTCATTTGGTGAAAATATGCCGAGTGCTGGACAATATATTCACAATGGAATTTCATTTAACGGAAGAGAATTTTCTGACAACGCTGGTTCAAACAGATATGGTGTTGGTTCATACCTTCAATATGGATACGGTAATGGGCCACATAGCCATGCTTCAAACACATACGCAGGGGTCAAATCTATCGATGGTGGAAACTACAGCAACAGCAACCAAAACTTTTCATATCAAATTACTCAGAGAGGATATTCAAGACCTCAATTTGTATTAACCGAATATCCAACTCATACAAATGGGTTGACAGGTAGAAGTGCTGGAAGAGGAATAGAGGGAACACCAGAAGCTTGGAACAATAGTTATGTAGGTGGGGCGAACTGTCAATTAAACACAAGGCTCCATATGGGTTGGCTAGGTTGGTGTGGACATATGGGACCAATGGCATATTGTTTATCCTCATTCTCATCGCCCGATGGGACAAACAACCAAACATCATATCTGAATGCTCAACCAAAGTATTACAATAGTCAATTTTTCAATGGACTAGATTATCAGTTTACAGGTGCAAAAGCGTGGCTTAGAGAATTTGGTGGAAAATCGGTGGATAGTCTAAATGACGGTTTTGTTGTATATGAACCATCAATTAGTGTTGGTACAACAGGAAGAGTTCAAGGATTAAATACAACATTTACCTCTAGTTATCAAACTGGGCCATACAATTATCAAAGCGTAACGCAGAGCACCGCACCAGCCACAAGCTCTTATGCAGGAACTCAAGTGAAATTCTCAGTAATGGGCAAAATTGTCGGTATGAAGATATCTTTTGGATTTGCTGATAACTTCCTTTCATACTTAGATGCCGCAACAATTCCTGTTGATGCAAATGGATATTTCCAGACAGGTGGCACTGATACAGATCACTGGTGTATTCCACTCAATGAGGGTGGACAAGTTGTGATGTGGATGCCGAAATAAAGGTCTGTATAAATGGCAACTTTAACAGATACCGTACCTAATATTACATATCCAGATGCTCCTGTAATTACTACAGTTGCAGAAGATTCGTTTGATGCAGAAGTGAAAACATACGATTCATCTTTAGTGGAAAATACAGGACAGTTAACATATTATACAGTAAAAACTGGAGCTCAGCTGAATCATATTGCCGATCAATATTTAATAGATACCGATACAAATAATATATTTGATTCATCTTTAGTAGACTATACAGGACAGTTAACATATTATACAGTAAAAACTAGTTCACAGTCATCTTGGACATTCGATAGTCATGCATTAATAGAAATAGAGAATAATACTTTAACGCAAGATCTTGATTTTACTGGCCAATTGCAAGTAACTATTGTAAAAGTGAGTTCTGCAGTTCTATGGACTGGTTTTACACATGCATCAAGTTCATTTGGAGAAGGTACTGGAGCATCAACAACCACAGGAACAGGTCCAACACAAGACGATAGTTACGAAATTTTAATACAATAGGAGATAAAAAATGGCAACAGCAGAAGAATGGACAGATTTTATTGGAGGCAACCTCCCAAAAGATATGGCCAAAGTTTATATTTACAAAACAGAAGTCGCTGAGGGAGAGTTCTTACGAAAACTCGCAGCAAATTCTTTCAGTGGAATGATTCTTACTCTAAATCCATCTAATGATGAAATTGATGAAGCAGTAGTTGTGACTGATGCTTTACCTACAGTTGATGCTGAAAGATGGACAAAAATGAAAGAATTCGATAATGTTTCGAAATTAGATTTAACTCAAGAAATGCCCGAAGAAGAAGAGTGGGTTAAACCAGAATGGGATATGACAGGAGCTCCAACACCGCCAGAGAGTTGGGTACATCCAGACGATATTTAATGATTGTCACCATTAAAGAGTAAGAAAATAGGGGATTTAAAATCCCCTATTTTTTTGGCAAATAACTTTCTGCAAGTGGAAACACTTCAGAAATAACTTTCGCACACTGATGTGCAATCTGCATATGTTCTTTTTGAGTTCCATTCGCACCACGAAGTTCGATATAATGAATCCAACTACGAATACTACCCTTCATATACAATCTAGTTTTTGTAAGTCCTTCTGGAAGTAGGGCTCTTGCCTGTTCTTTTGCAATTCCATTTTCAATTGCCCACTCGTAGGCCTTTCTCGCAGTTTCAATTACGCCTGATTGTCTACGACTCCATTCTGCAATCAAATTTTGATGCATTTGATTTTCTACTAAAGATGGATCAGTTTCAATCTCAATAGAGTTTTGACGATTTTCATGATCTTGAAGTCTACATTCTCTTTTTACAAACATCTCTCCCATTTCTTTGGGATTTGCATATCTCTGAGAAAATTCTTGAAATGAAAAACTACGATGTCTTACCATTTGGTGAGCAATATCTCTGGTAGTTTCAATTTCCAAACAAACATCAACCATCTCAAATGGACTCCAGTGTTTATGTTTAATAAGATAAGAAATTAATCTACTATTAGTTTTTTTATTTGACTGATTTGCAGGGTTTGATACCCTTGCAGCATAAGCAATCAAATCGGTTATATTTTCTAACTCGCCTTCAAAATCATCATTGGGCTGAGTATAACTCACCAATTTTACTACACTTAGCATGAATTCTCCTATTCTAAATTATCGTGGTCTTTAAGTTTTTCTTTTGACCAGTTCTCAATTGTATCGTGGGCTGTAGGTTTTTTTTTAAAATCGAATTTCATATCGACTTCTGGTTCTTTAAATTCTTCTTCTGAAAGATGCGTTATATTTTCGCCCCTTTTCAATCGTCTATAATATCGTATACTTTGAGTGCTTGCAATAACTAATAAAACTGCAAGAGGGTCAAATACGAAAATTAAACACAAAATAACAAATCTAACAGCATCTTCTAAAACTATTTCATTTACATCATCATATACGACCTCTGCAACATATCGGATTGGTCCAACTTCTGCCTCCAACTCTCTATAACTCTTTTCCAGTTCAATTTTTTCTTCATTTAGTAATTGAGTTTCTTCAGTAGAAGTTGTAATCTTATCTTTTAGGATTTCTATTTGTGAAAGTTGAGATGCAGATAATTCTAAAACACCAATCTGAGACTTCAATCTATTAATTAATTCTGTACTTTTATTTCTCTCTTCTCTTTGGTTGTCTCTTAGTTCATTGACTCTATTTCTTGCAGAGGCAATTAATGCACCAACACGTTCCTCTTCTTGAGTTCTAAAATCATCTACTTTTTTTGCAGTTGCAGGGCCATACTTTCCATCTGGATTTGTTCCTACAAGAGATTGCATAGCAACTACATCATTTTCTGCAAGATATTTTTCTAATAAATCTAAGTTCTTTCTTGCGCCATCTATAATTTCATTTTGTTCATCGACAAGCAACTGATAATCAGCAACCGCCTGTCTGACTCTATCTTCTTCTCTTTTAATCTCTGCATTTATTTCATCGTTTCTTACAGAGACTGAGTTTTCAATCTTTGCAATTTCTGACTGAGAATCTACAATGATAGTATCATTGTTCTCAATCTTAGTAATTACAGTTTCTATCTGTGCAACATTCTCTTTTGCATTAGAGGTTTGTTGAATGTGCGCCTTCGAAAGAAACCCAAAGATACCTAAACTGGTTATTAACATTAACACAATTACGGCAAAAGTCAAGTAACTTTTTAAGAAAAAATTAACTTTTTTCCAGTTCTCGGCCAACCATGCTGCAGTTAAGACTTTTGCGACTTCTAGAACAGAAGCCATGATTGCAGTAGGCAATACCGCAGCTGCAAATATTGTAACTAAACCAATAATGGAGTAATAGGCAGCGACCGTTGATATTGTTATTGCAACCAAAAGAAGCAATATAGAAAGAAACATTAAATTCTCCGTTTTAAAAAAGTTGTAATTATATTTATATAAATAATAGAAACGATATTCTCACATTAAGGTAAAAAAATGGCATATGAATATAATTGTAAAATTTTAAGAATTGTTGATGGTGATACAGTGGATGTAGACATCGACTTAGGTTTTGGAATCTGGATGCACAAAGAAAGAGTTCGAATCATGGGAATCGACACTCCAGAATCTAGAACAAGAGATAAAGTAGAAAAACAGTTTGGACTTGCTGCAAAAGCATACCTAAAAGAATTACTTCCGATTGGTTCTTTTCAAACGATCAAAACACAAAAAGATAAGACAGGAAAGTTTGGAAGAATTCTTGGAGATTTTGAAATTGAATACAAAGATTTTAAAAATAACTCTTCGAAAAGAACTATTACTTCACTAATGTTGGAAAATAATCATGCAGTTCCATATAAAGGACAGAGTAAAGAAGAGTTAGTAGAGTTACATCTCATAAATAGAGAGAAACTAAGAGAAAAAGGTCTTATTTAATGCCTGCATCTTGGGCCGATATATTCTCTCTTTAACCAGTAATCAAACCGTAAATTTCTTTCCAGTTTTGAACCCGAAGAGCGTTTCCTTTGTATCCGATATTGTGGTCGTGAGCAACCAGAAGACTTTCTAATCCAACCCGAAGTCCAACATCTGCGTTCTCAGGTTTATCTTCAACCCAGAAACAATCTGTACCAGCGTACTCTAGAAGAGCTTCATCTTTGTCTGCACCAGTATCCAAATAAACATATCGTTCAAAGACACTATCTCCAAACAATTCCCGAAGGTTTTTAGTTCGTAGATGTTGTGCATACTGGTCGTTACTCAAACTAGTAATCGCATGGAAAATATATCCATGTTCTTCATGAAGTTTTTTCACATATTTAATTGCATCCCGAAGAGGAGGCAACTTTCGAATCCAAGCACTTTCATTGAACATTCGACAAAGACGTTTTGCTTCTTTCTTAGTCAAACCGTATTTTATATTCATGTTGTACTCACCTTCACAGACGACTTCATAACCATGGCGAGTCATCCAACAGTCAAAGGCGTACTCCCAATCAAGGAGAACACCATCACAGTCAACTAATATCGTTTTTTCTTTTTTTGCTATCATTCACATTCTTTCATATTTTTAACTAAAATTATTCGGCCTCTTCTACCGTTACACGATAGCGTTTGCCATTCTTATCCCACATCAACAAAGTCTTCTTCGTTGACTGCATCCACCCAGCAGGAGCAAGGTCAAACTTAATAGGGCCGACTTCCTCAATCAGCCCCTCAAAGTCTCCATCTCCTGTGAGAGATGTTTTGATACGAGCTGCAATGTAATCACAATATGCTAACATATTTTCTCCTAGTGGAGTACAAACTCCAATTGTTCTGCAGTTTCTACCAAAGTGCGTTCCGAATTAATGACATTTGCGATTTCATCAAACGCTTCGTAGAATGCTTCTGAGTCCTTAAAGAATTCTGAACATGTCCAATATGCGTCTGCATCGACAAAGTTCCAGTTAATAGAACCATCTTCATTAATATTTTCTTCTCGTTCAATTGCACAACGCATTGACGATTCTAACAGCGAATAAATCATAATAATCCTTGTTCCTTAATCCAACCGACTTCCAGCATAGGCAACGAAACCATACTTTCGAAGAACCTCTGCAGCAGCACGAGCACCCGCTTCGAGAGTATCAACATTTTGCGTAGGAAACTTTGAAGGATTCCACACTGAGAAAATTCGTTCCCAGTTTTGGGCAATACCAGCAGCTTTCAACGCACGACCAATCTTGGTGTTACCTTTGAGTTTCTGTCCTTGGTATTCGTAAAGATTTACCCAAGCAAAACCACACATACCCCAACCATTGTTTGGGAAGTATTTGTTTTCGAATTCCGAAGCTGCCTCATAAGCGGCGGTCTGAGCTTCGGTCATCATCTGAGAAATTTGAGAAACGTTCATAATATATCTCCTATCGGATTAAAGGTAAAGGGGGCCAGTCCACTGAATGGTGTAACCACCATCAACGATGTTACCACGGGCAGCGTTCCGAGCGGGAGCAGCCCAACCAGCAGCTTTCAAGATATCACCCTTGCGGAATTTTTTGTCATTTTCAGTGTTGACAATAAACCCCCAAACGGAGCCACCAGTAATTACTTTGATGTACTTGTTACCAAGTTTATAGTCAACATTATCATTAAAATCTGCAATCATTTGCTTGTTGATTTCAGTAAGTTCACCATCAGTATCAAGTTTTCTACGAGCACAAGTCTTTCTTGATGTTCTCTAAAAGGGTTTCCATCTGTTCGTTCATAATTTATCCTCTATCAATCAACCTTACATATATAATAATAAGGTATTTGAACCCAATTGTCAAGCCTTTTCGAAAAAAAGATTTCCTTTAAAATCAATCACTTACAATTTTTTTTAATTTTTTTTAATTTTTTTTATCAAATCCAGTCAATATTGACGTTAATTACCGCTCTCAAATGCGAATTTATTGGATTTTGTCCTGTATGAAGGATAGAACCATCGAAGAAAACGATTCTGTTCTTTTTACTCTCAACTTTATGTTCTATCTCTAAAGGAGAGTTTTTATCTTTACTTTCATCAGTAAAAAATATGGTATGTCCATCATTATCATTGATATAATAGATGAATGAAATATGCCGAATATCGGCATCAATATGAGGCACATTAAAATAGGTAGGTTTATTATTTGTCAATTGGGTTTGTAAGTTGCATTTTGCCCTCTGCACCTGAACTCTTTCAACACCAAACTGCGAATCCATTTTAAAAAGAATTTTGGACAAATATTCTTTATAAAAATTTTGAGAAACAACTGCTCTTTCCATCACGATAGGATGAACCCCCATAACTCCATCATTTACCAGTGGGTGGTTGTGAAGTCCAAACTCATCGTCTTTAGGAACTGTGGAAAAATTATCTTCTCGTTTTGCTGTTACATAACTAAAATACCAAGGGAAATGATAATCTAGGCAAAGATTTTCCATATCATTTGCAACTCTCTCATCTAAAAAAGAGTCAATTACTAGATATCTTTTCCCTCTGAGAATACTACTCTCATGTGTCATTACAAAACTTTCTCTTTTTATCGAAGGCGATAATTGGTGTATACTTCGATTGCATCACCTACATTATATCGTGTTCCAGTTCTCTGGCGAACCAGAGTACCATTCACATCTACTGTTACAAAGTAGTGAGTAATAAAGGTTTCTTGCTGATGTGTGTAGGTAGTAAAACAACGGTTTTGAATCTGAGTTGAAACAACTCCACCAGGCTGATACACATTACCATAAGTGTTTGGCATTTGTTGACTTCCTATAAGTCCACCAATAACAGCACCTACATTGCGGTTATGTTTTCTGGCATCACCTCTACCGATCTGATGTCCGATAATACCACCAATGATAGCACCACCAAGAATATTACCAGTGTTATTATTTACAATACCACCACCACTATAAATGGTTCCACCATTATAGACAGGAACTTGATATTCACTACAAACTTGTTGCGGTACTCTGTTTACTTGTGTACCATAAATCGGGTCGACTTGTACAACCGTACCAATAGCACTCTGTGCATTTACTGACGGAGCAGTAAAGAGTGCAACTAATGCAACAACTGCGGAGAAGATTTTAAACTTGTTCATATCTTTTTCCTCTAAAAGTTATCATTCGTATATATGATACGACATTATAATATATATGTCAAGCACTTTTTACTCATTTCTGAGAGATTTTTTCTCTAAACTCAATTTATCCCTCTAATTGTTTACGTTTGTAATCATTGATTGCGGCTTTAATTGCATCTTCTGCTAGTACCGAGCAGTGGATCTTGACTGGCGGGAGTGCGAGTTCTTCTGCAAGTTGAGTGTTTTTGATTGTGAATGCTTGTTCGATTGTTTGTCCTTTGACCCATTCTGTGAGGAGACTACTCGAAGCAATTGCAGACCCGCACCCATACGTTTTAAACTTAGCATCTTCTATGACTCCCTCGCCATTAACTTTAATTTGCAACCGCATGACATCGCCACAAGCGGGTGCGCCAACCATTCCCGTACCTACAGCGACATCCGTGTCGTCCATCCTCCCTACATTTCTAGGGTTTTCATAATGATCTAGTACTTGTTCACTATAAGCCATAGTTTATCTCCTGTCAAACTGTAAAGGATTCGCCACAACCACACTTAGATTTCTCATTGGGGTTATCAAATTCAAATCCTTCGTTAATACCCTTCTTAACATAATCGAGAACAACCCCTTCGAATAGATGAGTGTACTTAGGGTCAACTTGAATAATTTCATCTTGGTTGTCAGCATATTCTAGATGATAAGCATACCCAGAGCATCCGGTCGTTTTGACCGTTACTAACACTCCGCCATTCGAATTTCTTCCATCTAAAAAGTATTGTATTTTTTCTCTAGCTTTATTTGTTAGTTTCATTAGTCCGCCGACTCGACTCCTTTGTCTACATCTATTTAGTCTTGGATTTTTTCTTTAAATCTTTCGTTCATAATCTATTGCCTCCAACGGTTCAAAACTTTCATCGATGTACATCATATCGTACTGTGACGGATAGTGTTTCAACAATCGACTTGCTTCTTCACGCACAGCCTTGGGAATACGGGGATATTTCTTGGGGTTACGCAGATCCAGCAGAAATCGTTCTGTTCGTAATACTGCTTGTGTTCTTTCACTGGGCATTGTCATATTACTTCTCCAATATCGACAAACAAACCTTCTGCACCACGATCCATGATTCGTTTCACAGTCAAAGGTTCTTGTTCAGTTCCTTCGTGAATCTCGTCCCAGTAGATTTTACTTCCGATGGCAACGTATGGCCCACCGCTTGGATCGAACATACCAAGGTCGTTAAGGTCGATTCCTTCTTGACCTTCTTTACCACCGAAACGCATATACTTCATATCTTCTTCTGACATATTAAAGCGATAAAGATCGTCATCATACTTGACGTAACTATATTCTACACCGTATCTATTTTTCATAACTAAACCTCAATCCCAAAGTGACTCATAGTATTTACCAAATAATCTAAAACCATTAGATATTCTTTCTTGATACTTTTTCAAACCTTCTTGGTCAAATTTACAAGGGCTCTCACCACGAACCCATTCGTAAAGTTCGTAATCTTCCATATCACCGTGTTCGTCTGGAAATATACGAAGTTGAGCGGGCCCGACTCCTTTGAACTCAAATGCTTTGAACTCAAATGTTACTTCTTCATCATCAGCGAAGTATCGATCTTGCCAAGAATCATCTACTTTATTTTCAAAAGCAAATATCATCTCGTTCATTACCCAATCCCAGCGTTCAAAAAACTTTTCGTCAGTTTCGCCATTTTTAGTGTATACTGTTAGTTCTTTCTTAGTAGGACGCAACTCTGTAGGAACATCTTCGGGGTACACATACGGAGCACCCTGCTTGGTTAGTTTGAGTTGCTTGAGCATTGGCAAGATAATATATGCAAGAGTGTGATCCATGCTCCAAGTATCCCACTTGTGGATAGTAATCTGTGTACCTATTTGATTTATTTCATCTGGATGGGGTATGTCAATTTTCATCATCTACCTATAAATTTGGTGGGTGGGGATGGATTCGAACCAACTCAACTTTCGTGTCAGATTTACAGTCTGATGCGACTCACCATCTTCGCCGCCCACCCATTGTTTGGTAGCCGCAGCCGGACTCGAACCGGCACGGCCGTTACAGCCTACGGATTTTAAGTCCGTTATGTCTACCAATTCCATCATGCGGCCAAGCAATCAAGTACGCATACTTTCTGCGAACTCAGCTGCTTTATTTTCGTCAATAAAAAACTTTTTAGTGACTACTGGTTTGCCATTTCGTGACCATTTACTATTAAATTCGGTCACTTTTACTTCAAAACCATAGATATGGTTGTGATGAACGATTGGGTTCACCTTTGAAATGGACTTATAATCTTTTGAATACTTTTTCATAGCTCCACCATGTCGTTATAAGTTTGATACTCTTTTTCTTTAAAGTTTTCAATTTCTTCCATAAGTAACATCATTCTGTTTTCAACAAAATAGTTGAATACTTTAGTCATATTACCTTTTGGAGTTTTAGTGAACTTGTTAAGAATTTTAGCCTTAAGTTCTTCTGGAACTTTAGACAAATCTACAAGCGCTTCGTTTCTTTTCCAATATTTAATCATGTTTGCATCGCAAAAATCCTCTGGTTCTCTACTCATATCTAACCAACCACCAAGATTCTTTTTGGTGATAGGTCGTTGGCGGCGGTTTTCTACGAAAACCTCATCTTCCGAAAGAAAGTTTGGAATGCCGTCTGACTTATCTCCACGAATAATGTGTTCCCGAAGATATTTTGTCGGATCGTACTCCTTAAGAAACTTCTTAAGAATAGGACTATACTGAGAAACATTTGGATATTTCTGCAACTGTTTAAAATCCTTATCACTAGATATGATTAGAATCTTTTCGCATGGAGCATATTTTTCTACAATCACCGCAATGATGTCATCCGCCTCTGCACGTTCCTCTTCAATACACTTATAAGGAAAATGTTCACGCAATTCACGTTTGACTTCATGCATTGTGTTGAAGATTAACCCCCAATCAACACCAGAATCCTCTCGTTCTTTCTTTCTAGAAAACTTATAAAATGGAAAAATATCCTTTCTCCAATAGTTTCTGTTGTCACAACAAATAACTATATTACCATACTCTCCCGAAAACTTTTTCTTTATGTTTACGATAGAATTCAGAATCATATGGCGTATAAGCCCATCGTCTATATCATCAGTATTTTTTCCAACTTGTGTCATTAGATTGGAAATAATAACCTGACTTAAATCTATTAAAATCATAGTTCTATAACCTGTTTTGTTTTAATTACTCTTAATAATACCAGTACACTCGTTCAATGTCAAGCAGTTTTTAAAACAAACCATTCGGGTATTGGTCTTTTACTCCACACCATCTTGAATCTTTCCTGTTTAGTCTGGTAGAATGCACGATATGATTCTACTACATCTGACATCATACATTCTGGATTAGACTTCATAGCAAGAGGTTGTTGTGTTTTGTAACCAACAGGAATATTTTTTGGGGGTGATGCAAGAATTTCTCTTAACCGCAAATCTGCACCATGTTTCCTTCCATATCTAAACTCATACTCATCACACAATGCACAAAAGTGTACATAGTGCCAATTGTAGTTGTTATTAGATTGCATAGTCCACATAGTAGAAGGATGTTTGTGATGTACCGCTTTATACAACACATTCTCCAAATTACTATCTGGATGCACCCAATAGTCAATCATTCTTTTACCAGACTTAGATGGGCGTTTTTCTACATAACCATCCAGTATACGATGTGCAGTTGACAACATCTGTGCAGATTCTGTAGGCATCTTTACAACATGTTTATCGCACTGCTCGATTGCAGAAACTATAGGGTCTCTATTGAGAACAAAAATATTCATGTGTCCCTCATTTGTTTTAATAACTACCAATATATAGTAGCGTCAAACAAATGTCAATAGGTTTTTTTGAAATAAGTGAATTATATTGAAGTAGAATACTTGCATATGAAATAAGAATCCACTACATCTGATATAGGATTTCCTATTTTTTCTGATTTTTGTGAAAATTCTTCTATAAGGTTTCTTGATGTTTCATTGAAAAATGATTCATACATCAATTCTTTTTTTGCATTTCCTTTACCAGTTGCAAATTTTTTTATTTGAGTTGGTGCAACCAAAGTTAACTTAATGTCTGATTGCCACATTTTGTATTTTAAAAGTCCACAGTTTTCTGCAATATGGAAAACCTTTCCAGTAGAACCATAACTATAATCCTCAAGAAATACTTCTTCAATCTTATGAGAAATTAAAATATCCATTGCCCAGTCAGATATAAAATCATACCTTTCTTCGGGCGTGACAAAGTTGGACAAATTTTTTTGTCCATCTAAATTTTTGTAGTTATAATCTGAAAATTTTTTCGTGTTTGATAAAAAATATATTTTACAATCATCAAATTTTATTTTTTCAATCTCTCCCTCATATACACATACAGAGGGAGAGGTTAAACTATAATCAATTCCTGCTATTCTTCGAATTCTTCCCATTCATCTTTATCCATATAGTCATCCTCTTCTTCTATATTTATATAGTCTTCTAGAGGTTCACCACAGACTGGACAAAAACGAATTTGTTCGGAATTATGGGTTTCTATTGTATATTCTCCAGCACATAAATTACAGCCTATTTTTTTCATTTATTATTCCTCTATGCTGAGTATGCTTCTTCCCAAGTTCCTTTCAACCCCGCTACTTCATATTCAGTCACACGATTCTCAAAAAAGTTCGTGTGATCTGCACCATTAAGAACCCACTCCAACCAAGGAAGAGGATTTTCCTTTACTTTAAAATTGGTTTTCAGGCCTAGCTGAAGAAGTCTTCTATCTGTTATATATCTAATATAATTTTTTACATCACTTGAACTAAGTCCATCTATTTCACCAAGATTATAGGCAAGGTCAATAAATTTATCTTCAAGTTCAACTGACATTCTTGCCATTTCATAAATTTCTTTTTTGAAAGAATCATCAACAATTCTGGAATGTTCGTTGCAGTATGTTCTAAAAAGTTTTGCAACCCCCTCAACATGCATGGATTCGTCACGAATACTCCACTCAACAACTTTACCCATACCTTTCATCTTACCATAGCGCTGGAAGTTAAGAAGCATAACAAATGAAGCGAATAATGCAACACCCTCATTAAATACTGCCTTTGCAAGAGATAATCCCAAACCTCTAACCGTAGATGGGTCAGAAGATGTCATGAATTCAACCTTATCTGTCATTTCATCATATTCTAAAAAGGCATGATATTCACTATCTGGAAGTCCAAGAGTATCATTAAGTAAAGCATACGCACGCTGGTGAGTACCTTCTCTTGTTGCAAACGAACCTAACATATTACGAACTTCATTATTTTTAAACTTTGGAATAAATTGCTCAAAGTAATTTTTTCCAACCTCAACATCAGATTGGGTGAAAAGTCTCAGGATATTTGTAATATAATCTTTTTCAATTTCTGTAACTCTACCAGTTTTCCAATCAGTCACATCTTCAGCGAGGTCAACTTCATCCTCAATCCAATGTGCCTTTTCATGTCTGGTAGTAATTTCTACCGCCCAAGGATAAAAAAATGGTTTGTATGTAATGGATGGCTTCATCAATCCACCAGACAACTTTTTCATAATTTTTTCTGCATTGTTCATTAGATCGTCATATCCACCAAGGCGCTTTCCATCTACATATATTTGTGGCATAGAATTTACAGGTTTTGCACTATTTGCAATTGTTTCCTTTACACCATTTAATCTTTGATAAAATTGTAAACGCTGTTCTTCATCATCTAATAAAATTTCTGAAAAACTAATGCCGTGGTCATCAAACCAACTTTTTGCCTTTACACAAAAAGGGCAGCCTGGTTTTGAATATAATTGAACTTCCATTTTTTCCTCTTTATCCTTGACATGCAAGACATTCATCTTGCGAGTCTTCTGTTGTTTGTTGGGATGCAAAATCTTTTAATGCATCTCTCTCGATTTTTTGTGCAACATTTTCTGCACGATTTGATGTTTCGGTTCTCAAATAATAAAGTCCTTTACATCCCTGTTTCCATGCCTCATAATGGATCTTATGAAGATATGCCTTTGTTGCTCCTGCGGGGAAGAACACATTCAAAGACTGTCCCTGACATAGATATTTTTGTCTATCTCCAGCAAGTTCAATCACTTTTAGTTGATCTATTTCAATTGCAGTTTTAAATACATTTTTAATGTGTTCGTCCAAATTCAAATGTTGAACGGAACCACCATTTGTAATAATAGAAGACCAAATCTCTTCTGTATTCAAACCGGACTTTTCTAGTTCTTCTTCCAAGTAGGAGTTCTTAATCAAATGAGAACCCGCCCTAGTTCTGTGTGTATATGCATTCGCCTTAGATGGTTCAATGGACGGTGATGTTCCTGCAATAATAGAACTGTTTGCATTTGGGGCAATCGCAAGAAGATGTGAATTTCTCACACCATATCCCTTCATATCTGGACATTCACCCTTTTCAATCGCAAGTTCTTTAGTAGATTCTACCGCATGTTCTTTGATTCTTTTGAACATCTCTTCATTTATAATTTTTGCATCTTCCGATTCAAAAGGAACTCTGTGTTTATGTAAATAAGAATGAAACCCCATTGCACCAAGTCCAAGTGATCTTTCTTGTTCTGCAGAAAATCTCGCTCTACTAATTTCATCTGGTGCATTATCAATAAAATATTGAAGAACATTGTCTAAAAATTTAATTAAGTCTTTTACCAAAGATGTATCTTTCCATTCATCATATAATTCTAGATTCAGTGAAGAGAGACAACACACAGCCGTTCTATCATCTGATGTTGGTAAATGAATTTCATTGCAAAGATTCGAACCATGGATTTTTAAACCTTTATCTTTCATAGGAGATGGCAATGCACGATTTGCCGTGTCGATAAAATTTAAATAAGGTTCGCCTGTTCTATATCTAACTTCTAATAATTGTTCCCAAAGTTTCCGAGCTGGTGTTGTATCTCTTACTGATTTATCGGAAGGATCGACAAGATCCCAATTTTCATTATTTTTCACTGCTCTCATAAAATCATCTGTAATATTTACCGCATGATGAATATTAAAACATTTTCTATTCCCATCCCCTGTCGGTACACGAATATTAAGAAACTCTACAATGTCTGGGTGATTAATATCAATATAAGCAGCATAAGAACCCTTACGAGTACGACCCTGACGATATGCAGTCATATCCGCATCAACAGTCCTAAGAAAAGGAATAGGGCCTGGCGCCTTATTAGATACCGACCTAACAGCTGTCCAGTGTCCTCCGACACCACCACCTTTAACTGATAACCATCTCAGTTCAGATGAATGTTCAATAAGTCCCTCTAGGGTATCTGGCACATATGCCAAGAAACACGAAATGGGCAACGCCTTAGCCTTCTCTCCATACTTTGGAGCGTTTGATAAAACTGGAGAAGAATACATGAACCATCCCTTTGACACTGCATCATAAATCGACTGGGCGAGTTTTTTGTCACCGTAACTATACGCAATTGCAGCTCTAGCAAAGGCGTCTTGTGGGGATTTTTCTTCTTCTGTGCAGTAGTAGTCTTTTAATAATTTTAGGGATTGTTCGGAAAAGTTGGCATCTCGTTCATAATCGATTTTTATTTTCATTTTTACCTCTTTGTCCTAACATTTTTTCCACTGAGAATATCTTAATTTTGCTTCAAGATCATCAACGGTATTTTTACTTATAATGTCCATTAATTCTAAAGTATCCATTCCAGACAGAATAATGTCATTAATATCTTTTTCTTTAATATTTTCTGGCCATATTACAACCTTGAAACCATCATTGATAATCTTTGACAGTTTATCCACAATCTGTTTGTTTCTTGGTTCGTTGTCAAGTATAAAGACTACATCAGAAAAGTCACTGAAGTATGATTTGTCTATATCACTTCCTGCCATGGCAAGAGAGTTATCCACAAATAAAGAGTCTAATGGCCCCTCTACTATATAGACTGTTTTTTCTGGGTCAACACGTTCCAACCCATAAATTTTTGGCACTTCTTTGATTTTTATTGTGATATATCTCATCGAAGAATTTGGATTGAGACTTCTACCTTGTAAGGCAATCAACTCACATTTTTCATTAAAGAAGGGTATAACAATTCTTTTATCAAATTTCTGAAGATTATATCCTTCTTTACTAACTTTGTCAACAACAGATTTAAAATCATCTGTATAATATAACAATTCTTGATTTGGTAAATTTCTTTGATCGCAATATTTTTTCGCTGGATGTGATTGGTGCAAGTCAGAAACTTTCTCTCCACAATCAAAAGAACACTTAGATTTAAAGGTTGGAGTAAAGTCAAACTTATAGTCTACATCTTTTTCAAAGTTACCTTTAGTTTTACCACTCTGCCCATCTTTCCACTTTTCAATTGCATACTCTTCGTACAATGATGGGTTTACCTCTTTCATAAATTGTGCAAGGCCCATACTTGCGCCGCAATTGTGGCACATGTATCTGAAGTTATTTTTCTTTTCGTAGAGAAACCCCCTCATCTTATAAGTTTTCTTTTTAGAGTCACCACAAATAGGACACCTAAAGTTATACAGGGTGTCTCTTTTTTTGGTAAAACCTTCTAGTTGGGGGGAAAGCCTTTGGATAAAGGTTCGGTCAATATAAAGCATCAATCATTCCAAAATAAAAAAATAGTGTAGTTTCTGTATACTACACTATTATAGGGGGTAAGTCAAGTAATTTTTAACGCAGCATGTATAAATTTGCGGCGATAGAGGAGACTGCGGCGGCAAAAATAACCCAAAATGCCTTTTGGAATACTGCAGTTGTTCTAGAATTTTCTTCTACTTTGAGGGTTAAGGTGTCTAGTTTTTCTGAAAAACGATTTAGTCTTTCATATTGTGAAGCATATTTTTGTTCCATGCCAGCAAGTTTTTCTTCTGCTCTAGCAATAGAAATCATCGCTTCGGACAACTTATCAATTTTTTCTTCAATTCTATCTAGTCTGTTTTCGCTTATAGTTTCTTGTGGCATTTTTAAATCCTAAAAAATATTACTTTTATTTATTTATCTTTTTCATAATAATTTTTATATTCTATGATTATTACTCTCTGTTCTCCGATATACCTTTTCATATCGTTAACAACCAATGATAAATTCTTATAAGATTCTTCATCGACTGCGAACAGAGCAACACTTTTACCACCTTCTCTGAGTTTTTTCAACACATCTTCATAATTTTCTGGGGTAACAACCAAAAATTCAAAATCTACCCAATTTACAGGTTTTGGCATGGGAAGGTCCAAAGGAACCTTTTCTGTAAAAACCTGTTCTGTAACAAAAACCTCTTTTGGCGTAAATACAGAACATCCCGCCAATAAGAAAATTGAAGACATTAGTATATATTTATTCATTATTTACTTTCCACTATACTTTCTGAAGTCAATTCTTCTATCCCTGCCTTTAAACTATTTTCAATATCCTTATTGATAATTCGTTGGACAAGTCCAGGCTTATTTTCAGCAAGATAACCAAGGTCATGTTCTGATAATTTGTTTCTTAGGACATCAACTTCGCCGTTTAACTTTCTACTTTCTTCCGTTACTCTACTATTTGCTTCTCTAACTTGTACGATTTCTTCATTCAATCTATTAATTTCTTGATCTTTGGAATTTACAGCTGTCTCTAACAATACATTATTTTTAGTTAGTCTGCCAACATCTTCTTGTAAATTTTTTACATATAAGTAACCACCACCAGCAACCGATAGTAGTAATAATAAAACAGCAATTTTTGCTCCACTAAAAATACCCATCATAAATCTCTGTGTAAAATTATCATCGTTCCGTGGTTTTGATCTTGTAAAACTATTTTCTTGTGAGGATTTGATTTTATATATCTTCTGATATCAGCAGCATCATCTTTTTCGATAAAGTTTTCCCATCTTCCATACTTCTTTTTCCCCCTCATAAATTTATTAAAAGAATCTGGTTTTACTTTAAATATTTTCATTCCTGCAAATTGATGTGGATCTTGAATAAAACCACCAACATTTGAAGAATCTCCTACTACATTTGCAATATCTTCGACAACAAATCCTTCCGCAATTTCTGGATATGTTTGTTTCATAATCTTTGCAAGAGTTCTTCCATCTACTCCAGAATATGTTTTTGCAATCTGATCAGAATAATAATTAATACTATGTCTTAGGCCTCTTCTACCAGACTCTTTCTTTTTTCTCTGCAAAACCTTTAACAGAGTGTCGAGAGCATGGTCATATACTTTCTTTTTACCAGTTTTTGATTTGACTGCGTTTATTACATCATCAAGCCACATTTCATTTAGAGGTTCAACTTCTTTACTGTGGTATTCTTCTTCTAAAATATTAATATAATCTAACAATGAGACTTCCAACAACTGCAAATCTTCTTGTTTTAAATTTTCTTTATTTTCTTTAAGGAGTGCCAATGCGGCCGCATAAGTTGAAATTCTAGATTTACCGCCTGGAAACTTTTCTAAAATTCTTTTGAGATTAAAAATGATCTTATGAAAAACAGTAAATGATTTTTTTTCTGCATCTGTTTTCAGTTGATTGGATTTTTTCAATATATTTCCCTTGTCATCTACAACACCATTCTTAAACGCCTCAGTTTCATTCCAAGGCGTTGTTAGAATTTTAATAAATTGATATGCAAGGTAGGCATTAAATACTGATGCCATTATATCTCTCCTAGAATTTTTGTTATGTAACTGTCTCTTTCAATCATACTACTATCAATAATTTTACCATTAATTCCTTCAATTTTATTTGGCAATCTATTTAGAAACTCCATAAAAGTTGCAAGAATATAATGTTGATCTTCATCAATTTTCAAAAACAAAACTCTATTACAAGGCAATGTATTTAATACATTTAGTAATACTACTAAATGATTTATTATCAACCGTTCCTTCAAAATACCTTTAGTATGATACTTATGAAAAAGTCTCTTGACATATTTTATTCTTTTCATGTCATCAAGAAATTCTTCCATACTATGGCACTGAAGATTGTCATAATGTTTCATTTGATAGTTGGCTACATTTGTCTCCGTCAAAATTTCAAATTTTTCCATGTTATAGTTCTTTTATTATTATGGTAAAACCTCTGTTAATTCAGAGATCAAATCTTCTTTCTTTTTTCTTCTATCCAATTCAATCCCATGTTCTCTACCAAGAGATTCTAATTCAGTTTTAGTTAAATCTGTCAATTCGGCAGGCCTATCAGATTCCTCTGAATCAGATTCTTCAGAACCAGATTCTGGTGTTTCAGCAACCTCTACCTTTTTCTTCGCAGTAGATTTTTTCTTGACTGGAGCGAGTTCATCAATCTTATCTTTTAATCCATTGATTTTTTTGTATACTTCACCAGTTTTTTCATTTTCCCAACCACGATTGGTTGCTACTGCATTCTTCATCCAATTTGCTGGGGATGCCCATTTAGGTAATGACATTTAATTTCTCCTTTACTTTATATAACTTGCAATTTTTCTGGCTCTGGATTTATTACCATACTTTTCCATTGCCATTTGTTCTACTTCTTTTTTAATTTCTTTCATACTATATTTAGGGTTAATTTCTCTAACAATTTCTTCCATTTCCTTTGCATCTTTTTTATCTGCATTCTCAATGATTATATTGATTTCGTTGATTTCTTCCCTCTTCATAATTTTATATGCAAGGTCAACTAGCTTTGGTAATGGGAGTTTTTCCATCTTAGACTTGTTAGAATCGTTAACCTTATCATATATTTGAACAACTGCAGATGCAGTAAACAAATCAACCATAGTTCCTTTAATTTTCTTTGCCTGTTTATTATCAACGATGTCTCTCATATCATCAATAATAGACTCAGTGAGTTGGAACTCTACGA